GCAAAAGTTTACGGAAAAATCGAAAATCAACTACTTTAACTACTTGATGGGAGGGAAACGCCATGGGGCGATGCGATAATTTTCACAACACTAAGAATATTGAAAAGGCGCAGAAAAAGCTCGATAAGCTCTTGAGCAAGCGAAAGCCCGACCAGTATCAAATTGATCTGGCAAGGGAAGCTCTCGACAATGCGAAATTGTTTGAAAGCTGTCAGATTTTTAAGAGCTTCAACGGTCGTGCGCCGAATGAGAACATTATGTTCAGTGACGATAACCGAGTGATATGGTTCATCAAGTATCTCATTCCCTATGACGAAATCACTTCGTATTCCATCGTGGAGAATGTGGTACAAAAAGCTCAAACCCAGACCAAGAGCAAAGGCGTTATCTCACGAGCTATCATCGGAGGAGCGATTGCAGGCGGGGTTGGTGCGGTCGTTGGGGCGGCTTCTGCGGGGTCACAGTCTCAAACAACCTACTACACCGAGGGCGAAGGATTCTTCTTGCAAATTTTCACCAAGGGCGGAGACCGATATAGCTGTCATATCGAAAGTGACGGTTTTATTTCAAACAAAGTACACCCGAAATGGCTTGAGCTTGGAACGAAGTTGCAATCCATCATTGACGGGAAGGTGTAAAATTGATTTAGAATGGCGCATGATTGCGAGAGCGTAATGCTCAAACGGTCATGCGTCATTTTTCTTTTGGAGGTATTATGCGAAAGTTACTTGAGACAATTTTTGAAAAAATCAAAAAGAGCCATGAGTACCAGCCCATGGAAGACCTGTACTACATGAGCAAGGAAGCCATGAAAACCGACAGCGACCTTGGCGTAGAATTTTTGAAGCTACTGTCAGCAGAATGTGAGAAAACCATGTGCAATACCGCCATATCCGGGGAGCAGGTGCGGCTGGTTTATGATTTGCACAAGCGTGTATGCCTGACCGCCGCTCCTTACGATTTTGACAGCTACCTCCTCTATGTGGAGTGGAACCGAGACCCGGAGAAAAAGTTCTACCCTCCCCGCAGGAAGGTGCTGAAACGGGTGGTAGACGCTCTGCAAGAGCTGGCAGACGATAAACTGGATTTGTTGGCGGTCTCTCTTCCACCGGGCGCAGGAAAAACCACTCTGGCTATCTTCTACCTCACATGGCTCGGCGGGAAAATTCCCAATGACCCTATCCTGACCGGCTCGCACTCCAACAGCTTTGTCCGAGGGGTATACGATGAATGTCTGCGCATATTTGACCGCAACGGAGACTATCTGTGGCACGATGTTTTCCCCGACATCAAGGTGTCCAACACCAACGCAAAAGACTGCCGCATTGACCTTGACAAGAGACAGCGTTTTGAGACCTTGGAGTTCACCTCTATCGGAACTGGCAATGCTGGTCTGTATCGTGCGGCTACTCTGCTCTACTGTGATGACTTGGTATCTGGTATTGAAGTTGCTCTGTCCAAGGAGCGATTGGACAAGCTGTGGGAGACCTACACCACTGACTTGAGACAGCGTAAAATCGGAGATCACTGTAAAGAACTTCACATTGCAACCCGTTGGTCTGTCCACGATGTCATTGGTCGGCTTGAGCGGGAGTATATCGACAGTGACCGGGCAAAATTCATTGTGATTCCCGCTCTTGATGAAAACGATGAATCCAATTTTGACTATGCTTATGGCGTGGGGTTCAACACAAGATTTTATCACGAGCAGAGGAACATCATGGACGATGTGAGCTGGCGAGCACTGTATATGAACGAGCCGATTGAGCGTGAGGGCTTGGTTTATGCACAAGACGAGCTTCGCCGCTACTTCGAGTTGCCGAAGGAAGACCCTGACGCAATCATTGGTATCTGCGACACCAAGGACAAAGGAGCGGACTACGCTTTCCTGCCGGTGGCGTATGTGTATGGGCAGGATTATTATATTGACGATTGCGTGTGCGACAATGGGCTACCCAATATCGTGGACGCTCGGCTGACGGAAATCCTTATGCGGGACAAGGTGAAATCCTGCCGGTTCGAGTCTAATTCCGCTGGGCGGCGGGTCGCTGAGAAAATACAGGAGGAAGTAAAGAAAAAAGGCGGTATCACGCACATCACCACCAAGTTCACCACTGCTAACAAGGAAACGAAAATCATCGTAAACAGCGCATGGGTCAAGGAACACTGCCTGTTCAAAGACGCTTCTCTCTACCAGCGGAAGTCAGACTACGGCAAGATGATGGATATGCTCTGCTCTTACACAATGGCTGGTAAGAATAAGCACGATGATGTTCCCGATGGCATGGCAATGCTGGCTGAATATGCCCAAAGCCTGAGCGGACAAAAGGTGGAAGTTTTCAAACGACCTTGGTAATTCACAATTCCCACCGAGTTTTCAACAAATAATTCTCGAAACAAGAATCATAACTTGACTTTCGAGAATTAAAATGCTATAATATATGCGAAAAATTATAGTTTGAGTTTGGCGCATGATTGCGAGTATGGCGAAAGCCCTACGAACAGTCATGCGTCTTTTTATTTTAGAGGAAAGGAGGGAGCAATCTTGGGAAATGTGATCGACACCTCAAAGCCGGTGAGCAAAACCCGGCAAATGAGCGGCAGACGGGTTATCAAGTCCAGCGTGAAGGAGATTACCAACGAGAATGTGGTTACGGTTTTGCAGAAAGCCCTCAACGACCACGCTCTCAACCGCAGTGAGATTGATTACTTGTGGAAGTACTACAAGGGCGAGCAACCCATTCAGAATCGGACGAAAGAAGTCCGTCCCGAAATCTGCAACAGGATTGTGGAGAACCGGGCGAACGAGATTGTTTCCTTCAAGGTCGGTTATCTCTGCGGAGAACCCATCCAGTATATCGGCAGAAGCACTGAGGAAAGCGTCACCTCTGGTATTACGGCTCTGAATGAGCTGATGTTTGCCGAGGACAAAGCCACGCAAGACCAAGAGATTGTGGAATGGCAGATGATTTGCGGAACCGCTTTTCGCTTGGTGTTGCCCGATGAATCGGATGATGAAGACGAGTCCCCGTTTGAAATGTACACGCTCGACCCCCGTGACACCTTCGTTGTGTATTCCAATGAAATCGGAAACAAGCCGCTGATGGCGGTAAAGTACAGCAAAGACGAGGACGAGGTAACGCACTATTCCGTTTACACCGAGAACTACTACTGGCTGATTGATGGGGACATCATCAATCGGGAGGAGTCCAAGGCTCATGCTCTGGACATGATTCCGATTTTTGAGTACCCGGCAAACAACGCTCGGCTTGGCTCTTTTGAGATTGTCCTTCCTCTTCTGGACGCAATCAACAACACTGAGTCTAACCGTATGGATGGCGTGGAGCAGTTCATTCAAGCGTTCTGGAAATTCATCGGTTGCCACATCGAGAAAGAGAAATTCAAAGAATTTCTTGCGGAGGGTGCAATTCTCGTACCGCCTAACGACAATGGCGGCAACATTGATGTTGACCTCGTTGTGAAGGAACTGAATCAGGGGCAGACGCAGACGCTCAAAGACGATCTGTACAACGCTGTCCTCACCATCTGCGGTATGCCCAACAGAAACGGCGGCAGTTCTACTTCCGACACCGGGGCGGCGGTGCTCCTGCGTGATGGCTGGTCGCTTGCGGAAGCGAGGGCAAAAGACAGCGAGCATATGTTCAAAAAAGCCGAAAAGAAAATGCTCAAGCTGGTTCTCCGTATCTGCCGAGACCTGTCTGACATCAATCTCCGCTTGAAGGACATCGAATTGCAGTTTACCAGACGCAATTATGAGAACATTCAGAGCAAGTCTCAGGTGTTGGTGGCCATGCTACAGCAGTCGAAGATTCACCCTCTGTTGGCGTTCCAGCACAGCGGCCTATTCGTAGACCCGGAAAGGGCGTACACCATGAGCATGGAGTATTACGAGGAACAGCAGGAAAAGCTGGCGCAACAGCAGATGGCGGCGCAGAACAACCCGAACAATCCGAAAAACCCGGACAGTTCGGACGAAGACGAATAATTAAAGCGATTTTCGCTTGGTTATGGTGAGGGAACACCTTAAAACGCAACAGGGAGACAACCCTTCAAACAGAAAACTGTGTAGAGTGAACTACCTATGAAACGCAAGGAGGAAATCAGTATGAACCTTAAAGAAGTGCTTGGGGACGCTTACAAAGAGGGTATGGCCTTTGAAGAGGTCGAAGCCGCTTTGGAAAAGGTAACTGTCCCGGAAGACCATTCCGCTGAAATTGAAAGGCTGAAAAATGCCCTCTCCAAGAGCAACAGCGAAGCCGCTGGGTATAAGAAACAGCTCCGGGAGAAAATGACCGAGGACGAGCAGAAAAAGCAGAAGGAACAGGAGGAGCGAGAAGAACTTCAAAGCAAGTACGACAAGCTCCTGCGTGAGTCTGTTATCGCCAAGAACAAGGCGAAGCTGGTTGCTCTCGGCTATGAAGAAGCACTTGCCGATGAAACGGCAGAAGCTATGGCAGACGGCGATTCTGAAAAGGTGTTTGCCAATCAGCAGAAGCACTTGACTTCTTTTGAGAAAAAGGTTCGTGCGGAAGCTCTCAAGAATACACCGAAACCTACTCCCGATGGGGATTCCAAGACCATGACGCTCGAAAAGTTCCGAAAACTCGACCCGATGGAGCGTCACAAGTTCTCTGAGGAACACCCGGAGGAATACAAAGAACTTTATGGAGGTAAAGAGTAATGGCGCATAAGATTTATGATAACTTCTATCTCTCCAATGAGATTGAAGACCAGTACAATTCCCACCTTGATCTGCAACAGTTTTGCACTGTGGACAACTCTCTTGTGGGACAGGCCGGCATGATTCGCAAGATCAATGTCTACAAGGCCACCGATGGCACTGAAAAGCTGGAAATGACCAAGGGTAATACCAAGTCCATTGAGGTCACTTATACCCCGGAGGAGTACAAGATTCTGCTTGCTCAGAACCGCTTCGAGTACTATGACGAACAGGCCATGACTGACCCCATGCTCATTCCTGTCGGCGTTCGCCATATGGGTACGGATATGTTCAACACCGTCAACAAGGACATCTTCGCAGAGTTCAACAAGGCTACTCTTGCTGTTGAAGCGAAGACTTACGGCTTTGGCACTTTTGCTGACGCTGTAGCCAAGCTGAACCTTGAGCAGATTGAGGGCGTGAACATCTTTGGTTTCGTCAATGCGGCTGATATGGCGGCAATTCGTAAGGCTCTGAACGAAGACCTCAAGTATGTTGAGTCCTTCGCTCGTAATGGTTATGTCGGTACTGTGGCAGGTGTCAACCTGTACACCAAGAAGGACGCAGTGGCTGGTACTATCATCATCGGTACTAAGGAAGCGGTCACTCTGTTTAACAAGAAGGGTGTTGAGGTCGAGCAGATTACTGCCAACAGCCGTTCCGAGACTGCGGCAAACACCCGTCTGAACACCATTTTCTCCCGTAAGTACTATCTTGCGGCTCTGACGGACGCTACCAAGGCAGTTAAGATTACTGTCACCCCCGGCGTGTAATCGCAGTATAAGGAGGACAGAAAATGTATCGAGTAATCAGCCCGTTTCGGGATTTGAAAAACGATGAACACCTCTATCAGGAAGGTGATATGTACCCTGTGGAGGGGTACAAGCCCACCAAGGCTCGTATCAAAGAGCTTGCGGAGGGTAAAAACCCGCTTAACCGGGTGTTCATCGTGAAGGACACCACCGAGGAGACCCCCGGCGATTCCACCGAGGGTGAACCTGAGAAGGACACCACCGAGGAGACCTCGGAAACTAACGAATGAAAGGAAGGTGAGACAGCATGACGCAGGAAGAAAAGCTGACCGCTCTCAAGGCCATAGTAGGAAGTTCTGACCCTGACGAAGTGTTGTCCACCTACCTCACTCTTGCGGGAAGAAAGGTTCTTGCGAAAGCCTATCCGTACCAGAACGATGCAACCGAAGTCCCGGCACAGTACGCCTACCTCCAAGTGGAGATTGCGGCGTATATGCTGAATAAGCGGGGAGCCGAGGGACAGACCTCTCACTCGGAGAACGGCGTATCGAGGAGTTATGAGAACGGTGATGTCCCCTCCTCCATGCTGAAAGCGGTCGTTCCATATTGCGGGGTGATTTGATGAAGTGTATGAGCAGAAATAAAGCCCGATTCTTCTATGCCCTGTATGAGGGTAAAACTCCTATCACAGACGATTATGGAAATGTGACCGGCGAATACGACATTCACCATGGCAAGCCTACAGAGTTTTTCGCCAACATTTCGGCGGCAAAGGGAGAAACACAGACCCGGCAGTTTGGGGAAAACGAGTCCTATGACAAGGTGATCGTCATGGACGGTGACGCTCCCCCGATTGACGAATACGCTGTGCTTTGGGTTGACCGCACACCACAACTGGACGAGGAGGGCAATCTTGCGGTGAATGAAAAGGACGAGGTTATTACTCCCCATGATTACATCGTGAAAAAGGTTGCTAAAAGTCTCAATGTGGTGTCGCTGGCGATAAGCAAGGTGAGCGTAAGTGGGTAAAAAGGTCATTCGTATCAGCCTGTCAGAAAAGGACATCGACCGGGCTATCAAAGAGCTTGAGCAATACAAGCAAGAGATTATCCGTAAAACGGAACTTCTTCGCACCAAAGTTGCGGAACGGATTGCGAACCTTGCGCAGAGCGGGTTTAACGGTGCTGTTGTGGACGATCTCACCAATGAGAGCGGCGGCGCAAAGACAGCCGAGGTACAAGTTTCCATTGACGAACGGGAGAATGTCTCAATCGTTATCGCCGCTGGCGAGGACGCTGTTTGGGTGGAGTTTGGCGCAGGTGTGTATCACAACGGTTCAGCCGGGAGTTCCCCTCACCCGAAAGGCTCTGAGCTTGGTTTCACCATCGGCGGGTATGGCGAGGGTATGGGCAAGCGTCAGACATGGGGCTTCTATGAAGACAGTGAGCTTCGTCTGACACATGGTACACCCGCTATCATGCCCATGTACAACGCACTGAAAACCGTCTGTGACGAAATTGCGGGGATTGCAAAGGAGGTGTTCGGATGATCGACATGGAGAACGAGATTTTCAACGAAGTGTCGGCACAGGTGCGAGAACAGTACCCGGACATCTTCATGACTGGCGAATATGTGAAAACGCCACCGTCCTTCCCCTGTGTTTCTCTCGTGGAGGTGGACAACGCTACCTTCCGCAACACACAGACCGCAGAGGGCAAGGAAAACCATGTGGCGGTCATGTATGAGCTGAATGTCTACTCCAACCGCACGAAGGGGAAAAAGGCCGAGTGCAAGGAAATCGCCGCTTTCATAGACGAAATCCTGATGGGGTTGAACTTCACCCGCACCATGCTTGAGCCTGTCCCCAATCAAGACAATGCGACCATTTATCGTATGCTCGGTCGATACCGGGCTGTGATTTCTAAAGAAGAGACAATTTACAGGAGGTAATGAATTATGGCGATTTCTACTTACAAGATTTTCCTTATGAAGAAGTCCAGTGAGGGTGATACTTACGAGAAATTGATTGACATTAAAGAATTTCCTGATCTCGGCGGCGCACCTGAAATGCTGGAAACCACTACCCTGTCTGACAATATGCAGACCTATATTCCTGGTATTCAGTCCCTTGACGCTCTTGAGTTCACTGCGAACTACACTAAGACTGACTTCACCAAACTAAAAGCCCTTGAGGGGAAAGAAACTGATTTTGCCGTTTGGTTTGGCGGAACCGGTGAGGGCGGCACTCTGACTCCTACTGGCAGTGACGGTAAGTTTGAATTCAAAGGTCAGCTTTCCGTATTCCCGGTTGGCGGCGGTGTCAACGAAGTCGTGGACATGACTATCACAATCGCTCCGTCCACTCCCATTACTGTGGGCGCAGACGCATAAAGAAATTTAGGAGGACAGAAAAATGGCAAAGCAGTTGAATTTCACCTATGACGGTAAGGATTACACGCTGGAATTTACCCGCAGAACGGTTGCGGAAATGGAGAAGAAGGGCTTTATCGCTTCTGACATCACCGAGAAGCCTATGACTACTCTCCCTGCGCTGTTTGCAGGTGCGTTCCTTGCCCATCATCGTTTCGTCAAGAGCGACATCATTGACAACATCTATTCCAAACTTACCAAGAAAGAAGACCTGATCGGCAAGCTCGCTGAAATGTATAACGAGCCGATTCTGACTCTGGTAGAGGAGCCAGAGGAAGCCGAGGGAAACTTGGACTGGACAGCGACTTGGTAAGTGAATCGCTGTCCTCCACTGAGGGGAGTGGTGGTAGTTCTGCCACTGCTCCCCTCTCCACTTACACGGAAAAATTCAACGAGTTGTTTCCCCATTACCTGTCCTTCGGCATGACCGAGGAGCAGTATTGGGATAAAGATTGTACGCTTGTGGCGGCGTACCGTAAAGCGGAAGAACTCAGAATGAATCGCAGAAATCAGGAAATGTGGCTACAAGGCGCATATTTCTATGACGCTTTGTGCCGGGTGTCCCCAATCCTACACGCTTTTGCCAAAAAGGGCGCAAAGCCTGTTCCGTACCTCTCAGAAGCCTATGCGCTCACTGAGAAACAAATTGAACTCCGAGAGGAGGAACACGCCAAGGGGGTGTACGACAAGGGTAAGAAACTGATGGAAGGATTCATGGCAAGCCACAATAAAAAGTTTGAAGGGAAGTGAGCATTATGTCTACCACAATCGAGCAGTTGGAGCTTGAAATACAATCTAATTCTACATCTGCTGTCGGCGGGATAGACGCACTTTCCGAGTCTCTGAGACGGTTGAAAGCCGCTACCGCTCCTGTAAGCAAGGGCGGCGTTGGGCTTGGCGCACTGTCTAACTCTTTGAAGAAATTCAGTCAGAGTGTTTCTGGTTTGACCGGGCTTACTCTTGCAAGGGAGCAGGTGCAGGGGCTTGTAGACGCTCTCAAACCTTTGGAGAGCGTTCAAAAATCCGGGTTCAATTCTCTGGCTTCCGGGCTGGATAAGCTCGTAAAAATTGCTCCTCAGATCGACACTGTTACAGAATCGCTGAAAAAGACTGACCTTGATTCTTTCGCAGACCAATGCAACCGAGTTGCTACCGCTATCACCCCTCTTGCCACTCAGATGGAGAAGGTGGCGGCTGGTTTCTCTGCCTTTCCTGCCAAGATTCAGAGGTTGCTCAAGGGGAACACGAACCTTGCCGCAAGCAACACTGTGCTGGGCAAATCCTATGTGAACCTTGCCGCAAAAATCAGTGCGGCTTACATTGGGCTGAAATCCATCACGAGCGTTATTGCCGGGTGGATTACCGCTTCAAACAGCTACATCGAAAACCTCAACCTGTTCAATGTGTCCATGGGGCAGTATGCAGAGGAAGCCCGAAATTACGCAGAGCAGGTCGGAGAAGTCATGGGTATCAACCCCGGCGAGTGGATGCGCAATCAGGGTGTCTTTATGACAATCACTGAGGGCTTCGGCGTTGCGAGCGACCGGGCTTACACCATGAGCAAAAACCTCACCCAGCTCACCTACGATTTGGCTTCGTTCTTCAATATCAGCACCTCTGACGCTTTCCAAAAGTTGGAGTCTGGTATTTCCGGTGAGCTTGAGCCGCTTCGTAGGCTTGGTTACGACCTGTCTGTGGCTCGTCTGCAACAGGAAGCATACAACCTTGGCATTGAGAAAAGCGTTACGGCAATGACTCAGGCTGAAAAAGCCGAGTTGCGCTACTACGCAATCATGACGCAGGTTACAAACGCACAGGGCGATATGGCTCGTACACTGGAAGCCCCGGCAAACCAGCTTCGTATTCTGCAAGCTCAGGTGGAACAGGCCACTCGTGCGCTGGGTAATCTGTTCCTTCCCATTCTGAAAGCTATCCTGCCGTATGCAATCGCTCTGGCGAAAGCAATCCGCATGGTCGCTGAAATTATTGCCAGTTTCTTCGGTGTCTCGATTCCTGAGTTTGACATGGGGACAGACGCAATCGGCGGCGTAGCGAGCGGCGCAGGTGAAGCGGCTGACGGTTTGGGAGACGCTTCCAAAAAGGCAAAAGAGCTGAAAAACGCACTGCTCGGTATTGACGAGCTGAATGTTATCTCTCCCCCGGAGGATTCCAGTGGCGGTGCCGGTGGTGCTGGCGGCATTGGCGGCGGGGGCGGTCTTGGCTTTGAGCTTCCCACCTATGACTTCATTGCAGACGCAGTGAACGAACAGGTTGACAAGATCATGGCGAAAATTCAGCCCTTCCTCGATTGGGTAAGGGAAAACATTGATGAAATCCTTGCAGGTGTGCTCGCTGTTGGTGCGGCGTTCCTTGCTTGGAGAATCGCCAAGGGTGTACAGGACTTCCTGCGGTGGCTGTCCACCATGAAGGGATTTAACATCACAGGTAGCATTGCTTTCAAAATTGCGGGGCTTGGCCTGTTCTTGGACGCATGGAACACCATGAAGGAAGCCATTCAAGACATCATGGCGAACGGCCCCAACTTCACCAATGTTACCAAGCTCATAAGCGGTTTCGCAGAAGCCCTCGGAGCGGCGTTCCTGCTCTTTGGCAATATCAAAATGGCGGGAGCTATGTTGGTTATTTCCGGGCTTACAGGTATTGTCTCCGCTATCAGCGACATGGTGAACAACGGTGTGAATTGGGACAATGCGCTCTTTCTGGTGAAAAACCTCGGCCTGTTCCTAAGTGGGCTGGGTATGCTGACAGGAAACACAAAGCTGGCTGGCATTGGTCTGATTATCAGCGGTGCTACGCTCATTGTGGACAACCTTAAAGGATTCCTTGAAGCAATCAGAACCGGCGATTGGTCGAATGTCAACATGGTGGAGGTTGCCGCTGGTGCGCTCATGCTGGTCGGTGGGTTTATCCTCACTCTCAAGAAACTGGACGCACTGAAAGACAGCGCAACCGCAGGTCAAGCGGCAAAACAGGCACTTGAAACGGTAACTGACACAACCTCCAAAATCGACACTACAGTCAGCACCGGCCTTTCTCCCAAGCTCACTTCTCTGGCGAAAAACCTTGGGTTGGGTCTGGTAGTCATAGCGGAAGTCACAGCGGCGGCACTGCTCATTGTAGGTGCAATCGCACTGCTCGGTATGGAACTGGAACAGGTCGGTATTGCTTGGGAACCTGTCATTGCCAATGGTGAGACGGTTGCAATCGCAATCGGTCTTGGTGCGGCGATCTTGGGCGCAGTCGGTTTAGCCGCTTATGCCCTCGGTACAGGCGGTGCGACCATTGCGCTGAACATCGGTATCGGTACTGCCATTTTGCTGGAACTCGGTGTAGCCGCTGGACTGTTCATCGTTGAGATATGGGCTATCGGTAAGGGCTTGGACGAAATCGGTCAGGCATGGCAACCCGTTCTGGATAACGGAGAAGCTATTGCAACCGCTATTGGTATCGGCACTGGTCTACTGGTCGGTATCGGCGTTGTTACGGCGGCTCTCGGCGTAGCTACCGTTGCTTCGGCAGGTCTGTTGCCTTTGGCTATCGGGCTTGGTACAGCTCTGCTCGTGGAGCTTGCGGCGGCGTTTATCCTCTTTGTGGAAAGTCTGGTCGCTGTAGCGGACGAGCTGAACTATCGGCTTGACCCGCCTTTGATGGCGTTGAACGAAAAGCTCCCCGGCTTGTCCAGCAATATGAGCGATTTCGTTGACTTCATGACGGAGTTTGCGGGACAAGTGGTGCGGTACACAGAGGTGTCCGCTATCGCAGGTCTGAGCGCAACGATTGACACTATCATCGGCTGGTTTACGCAAGACCCTATTGAGAAGCTGGCAAGTGATGTGGAGAATATTTCCGAGCAGACCTCCAACCTCAACGACAAGCTGGCAATCGCTGTTCCTGAGTTGCAGACTGCCGCAGACCTGTTGCAGGAATATAAAGACCTCCTGACGCAGATTGAGAACCTGTGTGACAGCAATGTGGAGCTATCCACTGGTATGTTTGTCAACATGAAGGAGGTCGGACAGAGCCTTGTAACCGGCTTTGTGGACGGTATTCAGTCGAAATCCGGGGACTTCAAAAATGCGGCGAGGGATTTGGTAGAGGGCTTCAAGACACAGCTCACCAGCAGTGCCGAGACCTGCCGCTCCACCATGACCGCTTGGGCTTCTAATGTAAAGAACTGGTTCACGCAGAGCAGTTACGGCGCAATCAACCGTACCACCTTCCAGAACTACGCAAAAGATGTGGTGTCTGGCTTCGCTTCTGGTATCACCAGCTCCTACAATAGCTCAAAATCGAGCGTCACCACATGGGCTTCCAATGTGAAGCAGTGGTTTACTGGAAGCGGCTATGGTGCGGTAAACCGTACCACCTTCCAGAACTACGCAAAGGACATCGTAAGCGGTTTTGGTAGCGGCGTTACCAGCTCCTACAATAGCTCAAAGTCCAGCATTACTTCTTGGGCTTCCAATGTGAAATCGTGGTTCAGCGACATTGCTTCCCGCAGTGCGTTCTACGAAATCGCAAGGGATGTTGTGAACGGTTTTAACTCTGGTATCAACGACCTGTACTACACCTCCCGCCGCTATATGCGTGAGTGGGCAAATGACGCAATCGCCGCATTTAAGTCTGAATTGGATTCCAATTCTCCCTCCAAGGTGTTTGAACGCATTGGCGGGGACACCGTTCTTGGCTACAACAACGGGATTACCACTCTCGGAAAGACCACCAAGGGCGTTGTGGACAGTTGGGCAAACTCCTTCACCAGCGTAAGCCCTGTCATGCGGTTTGCGGTAGACACCTCCGCTCTCAAGTATTACACCAGTGATTCGTTCGCCAAGTCGGTATCTGCCGATGTAACAAGCAACCGCAATCTCTCTGTCACCGGCTTTGAGGAGTGCATGAAGGAGTTCTACAAGGAGTATGTTGAACCCACGCTGTCTCAGATGGCAGACGATATGCGCCGACAGGCTGATAAAAACGAGCAGACCATTGTTCAGATCGGCAACCGCACTGTCACTGACGCTGTAACCACCCAGCGCAAAGCCAACGGTTATGTGTTCGTGAAGTAAGGAGGTGCGGAAATGTCCTATATCGCAATCAACGGCTACGAGCTACCCCCTCCGAAGCGAGGGGTGCGCCCCATTATAACCACTGTCGTGGACGCTGGCAGAAACGCCAACGGCTCGGTTGTCGGTCAGCGTGTGGGTCGAGACCAGTACAAGATTGACGGTCTTGAATGGCCTTGGCTCACCGCTGAACAGTGGGGGCAGATTCTAAACGCATTGAGCAATTTCTTTGTCTATGTAACTTTCGTAGACCCCGTTACCAATTCCCGGAAGACCATCAAAATGTACCCCGGCGATAGGACGGGAGAACCTTATTGGACAGACAGTAGCGGAAAACCGACACACTACAGGAATTGTAAAGTGAATCTGGTGGACTGCGGAGAGTAAGGAGGGGATTTTATGCAGAAGGTTTCAAAGGCATACAAGGAAAGCATGAAATCCTCTCTCCGGGAGAGAGCATACATCATGCTCTCTTTCGGTCTTATTAACCAAGAAGCACAGGCAAAAGCCACCGTTGAGGAGGGCGATTTTGCGTACTACGCAAACGCCAAAAATGTTCTCGGTGAAAAAAGTGACGATACGGTCTACGCCACCCTCGAGGAAAACTTCACCAAGGTGGACGGGTCGATGTTTTTCCTCCCACGGAGAAATCAGTCGGGCGCATACCTTGACACCGGGATTATCAGCGACAAGCTCCTGACAGAAGCAATTTTCGAGCTTACGATCAACCTCAATATCGTGGCTACCGATTTCAAGGGTATCACCATCAATTTCGGGGAGAACTACCCTGTGGATTTTGACATGGTAAGCAGTAGCGGACAGGTCATAGAGTTCCGGGGCAACGACCAAGCGGTTTTCTCCACTGAGGAAGTACTGACAGACACAACGCAGGTGCGGCTCATATTTTATACCATGAAGAACCCTCAGAGCCGGGTGCGCATTTACTCCATCCGCTTCGGGTATGGACTGGTGTACTACAACCAAGATGTCATGAGTTCTTCCCTTGAGAGCTATGTGTCCCCCATTGGGGCAGATGTGCCGCAGATTGATTTCTCGGTACAGCTTAAAAACTACGACCATTATTTCAATGTGGACAACCCCAAGTCTGCGATAAACTTCCTTGAAACCGGGCAGGAAATGGAAATCTACTACGGCTACCAGCTCCCGGAGACCGGGGAGATTGAGTGGATTCGTGGAAACCGCCTGTTATGCTCCGAATGGGAGTCGGACGATTATACCGCCACTATCCGCTGTCAGGACATTTTCAGAAATATGGATTCTGAGTACTACAAGGGAATGTACAACAGCGCAGGTGTGAGCTACTACGAGCTGACAGAAGATGTCCTGCGAGACGCAGGACTGACCGATTATTATATCGACCCCCAGCTCAGGACGCTTTTCACCAAGAACCCCATACCGAGGGTACAGCACAAAGAAGCGTTACAGATTATTGCCAACGCTTGCAGGTGTGTTCTCACACAGACCAGATTTGGCACTATCCAGATTAAGTCCAATTTCGTCCCGGAAGCCACCGCAAGCGCAAAGACCCAAGCGGCGTATTCCAATGCGGACAAGATTCTGGACGATAGCGTTAAGGACGAATACGCTTCGCTGAACACGAACTACACCACGGCTGACGGGAAGATGTTCTTCCTGCCCCGCAATCTCAGCGGAAAAACATTCAACACCGGCTTCGTATCTGCGGAGCTGTCCGATGAAAACGGACTGTTTGCAAGTAACCCTGTGGTTACGATTGAGCAGGAGGTGGCCTGTATGTACTACGGCGCAAAGTTTGTGTTCGGCAATGCGATTCCTGCGGAGTTTGTTATCCGCACCTACAACGACCGTCAGCTTGTGACGGAGTACACGGTGGGCGCAGACGAAATCGAACGGGTCACAATACTGCATATCGACCTTGACGATTTTGACACCATGGAGATCGAGTTCACCAAAACCGCAGAGCCGTACAACCGCATTGTGCTGAACAATTTCAGCTTTGGCGATATTACGGATTTCACCATGACCCGAACCGACATGACCTCCTCACCGAAAGCCATCAAGCAGGAGCTTATCAAAGAGGTAATCGTACCCTGTTACAGTTACCAGAACGGTACGCAGGAAGATAACCTTGTCGGAGAAGATGTGGAGGTCAAGGCAGGTGATGTGGAAACCTTCTTCATTGGCGAACCCTCCTACGGCTTCCGGGCAGTGCTGGAAGATACAACAGGCGGCGTTACGATTGAGGATTGGGGCAACTACTACATCACGGTGCGGTTCAGCGTAACAGGGAAATACCGCTTGGAGATTTACGGCTACCGATACAAAATCGTGGAGCGGTACGCAGTCAAAACCCTTAATAACCGGGGCAAGACCATTAAGTGGGAAAACCCGCTGATGTCCGACATCGGCATGGCTACCGACCTTGCGAACTGGCTGGGCGATTATTACGCTTCCGGCATTGAGTACGAATACGACACGAGAGGAAACCCGGAGATTGATGTGAACGACATCGTGTATCAGGAAAACGAGTTCCACAACGACATGAAGGTGAACATCTACCGGCAGACCCTCAATTTCAATCAAAGTTTTTCGGGCAAGGTGACTGCCCGAAGGGTAGGAGGTGCGAAATATGGCTTGGCAAACCCCTAAAACCGATTGGCATGGGGCTACAGATTCCGCAGGTGATTACACAGGGGACAGGTTTAATGCGGCAGATTTCAACCGTATCAAAAACAACCTTGACTATCTGCGGGATTTGGCAAGCCGCCTGTATGACGAGTTTACTATCGTCTCCCTTGGGGAAGACCGCACCCCGGCAGATTACTTCTACGCTGACGAAATCAATCAGCTTGAGGAGAATCTGAAAACGGTGAACAACGGCTCCCTCAACATGGATTACGGCAACCCGCCGATCTATGTTGACAACGGGAATGTGATGGATTTTTACGAACTCAACCGTCTGGAAGGGGCGATTCTCGACCTCTACGACAGGCTCACCAATGAGTTCGAGGGGAGACGGATGTTCACATGGAATTTTGGAATGAAGGGAGGAGAACTGTAATGGCATGGGAACTGTTACCGGTCAATTACACGGACGCTACTTGGAGTGGGCTAAAGCGGTACACCGAAATCCAAAACAGTGACGGAACAGTCTCGTTCCAAGATGTGACGGTGTACAGCCAGAAAGAAAACTCGTTCTTCGGGGCAAAGGAAGCCAACCGCATGAACGAAGCTCTGAACACCCTCATGTCGATGGTGGAGAGCGGCACAGACCTCTATACTGCCTTTCAGAATTACTTCAACACGCAGAAGGGCTTGTTTGAGGACACCGCAGACGCTACACAGGCTGGTTTCACCGCCTATATTGCAAAGCTGGAAGCCGAGGGTGACGGTATCGTTGAGACCATCAAAACGGATTACCGCAATGAGATCACCGCCTTTGAAAACCAGCAGGAACAGCTATTCAACACTTGGTTTGAGTTTATCAAGAGCCAGCTCGGTGACGATGTGGCGGGAAACCTGCAAAACCAGATTGATTTGCTCGATGTGAAGACAGACGGTTTTGACCCTCGCAATACTGTTTTCTCTGCCGATGGGCAGACCATCACCGAGACTTACGGCGATAAGAAAATCGAAACTACTTTCGTTTCGGCAGACAAAATCATCCAAAAGCTGTACGAGAACGAGCTGTTGACCCTGACAAAGACCGTCACCTTCGGCAGTGATGGGCTGACAATTAGCGAGGAGGTAAAGTAAATGAGCTGGGCAGAAGCAAAATGGGTGGTAGATAATATCCTGCAAAAGACAGGACAGGCACCCAACAACATGAGAGCGTTTACCGCTTTCGCAAAATCCAGCACCACCATTGGGCTGAGATTTCTGGAACCCGAAGACAGCTATGACAGCGTAGGTAATCTGCTCTGTTCGGTCGGCGGCGTAATGATTCGCATGGGTGAAGATGGCTACCCCACCAGCACCACCGAAGGTACGCTGGTTATCGACAACAAAGAGCTTGGGAAATATGCAACCGAGGAGTACACCGTGAGCGGTCTGACCGAGGGGAAGATCTACTACTTCTCCGCTTTCCCGTATTCCTCTCAGGGCGTGTACAACCTGTCAAGCAATGAGAAAAACCGGGCGAGTGCCGCTCCTGCCGATGGGGAAACGGCAAATGTCACCATCAACATTGACGATGACAGCGCATTTAACAGCGTCACAATCACCTGTGTGGACGAGACGGACGGGCAGTACACCAAGACCGCCACTCTCACCAAGACGCAGAAAAAGGCTTCTTTCACCGTCCCCATCGGACACACCTATCACATCGAGTACGGTGCGGAGGACGGGTATTCCAAGCCTGAGAACACCGAAGTCAAGGTGTCTGTGGCGGGTGCTGTATCGAACTATGAAGCAACCTACTACTATTTTACCGCCACCATTGATGTCACCTACCCGGCAGGAGCGACCTGTACCTGCTCCCTCGATAGCACGACCTATACCGCAACCGGCACCAGCGGCAGGTATCAGTTCAAGGTACACAAGGTCGGCACATGGACTGTGAAAGCGACCAGCGGCGGCGAGTCCGCTTCCGAGCAGGTTGTGATTACATCGGATGGGCAGAGCGAAACGGTGGAGCTGTCTTTTGTGAAAATCTTCGGTATCAGCCGGGATATTAAAGCGTCCTCCCCTGTGTGGGCGAGAACCGACATGGCAGTGGGCATGACCGCCACCGCTTCTATCGGCACAAACGCAGGTCACAGCGATTTCGATGATGTCATGCCTTGGAAGGGCATGGTGCGGGAAACCCTCTCTACCAACGATGTGATGGTGAAAATCCCGAAATTCTACTACCGCCGCTATCGTGAGGGGACGGTTGAGCACATTCAGATCGCAGACAAGCCTACGGCTGGTTTCTCGGTACACCCCCTGTTCAATCACGCAGGTCGGGAGTGCGACCATGCCTATGTGGGTGCGTACAAGACTTCCAGCAACAATAAATCCGTCTCCGGGGCAAGTCCGCAAGCGTCACAGACAAGAGCCACTTTCCGCAGTAACGCCAAGGCGAAGGGCGCAGGATGGAGCCTGATTGACATTGCGGCGGTGTCTGCCATTCAAATGCTCATGCTGGTGGAGTTTGCGAACAACAATGTGCAGAGCGTTATTGGCAGAGGATATTGTGACGGAAACAGCGGCTCGCTGAGAACCGGGTCTTGCAACAGCGTTCCCAACCTCACCGGCAGACCTTCTGGCACAGACGGTAAGACCGGAGTTGTCTACAGAGGTATCGAGGACTTCTGGGGCAATGTATGGGAATGGGTCGATGGCGTGAACTGGAACGGCGGCACTTACTACATCTGCAACGACCCTTCCAAGTACGCTGACGATACTGCAACCGGCTACACTCAGCTTTCCTTCAAGGGAGCGACAAACTGGAGTAGCTCCTATATCACCGAGGAGGGTCTGGACACCGGGGCAAATCCCCATGTCATGCTTCCTTCTGCGGCTGGTAGCGGCAGTGAGTCCACTTATATGTGTGACGCTTGTTGGAGTAGCACAGGATGGCGAGTGTTCCCCCGCGGCGGTGATTGGTCTTATGGGTCGATCTGCGGTCTGTTTACGGCTGCTTTGAACTACACTTCGTCTGATTCCAGCACGTACGTTGGCTCTCGCCTGCTTTATATCCCCTCCTGAGGGGGTGTGGGGGATTTCCTCCCCCACATAAGTGGGTGAACACACCGTATTGAAAATCGAAACACGCTAAGGCGAACAGTAAAAGCGAGTGTTCCAACACGGCGGTAATTGGAATAATGGGTCGAAATGCGGTCTGTTTACGGCTAATTTGAACAACACTTCGTCTGATTCCAACACGAACATTGGCTCTCGCCTACTTTTGTTAAAAGGTAATATCATTGGTCGCTGTTTCGCCGTACCCATTGGTAAAAAATAGTTCGGAGGGACAGGGTTAGTAGGTTCACTCTCGAAAACCCTGTAAGAAACAAAAGCAGATGAAAAGGTTTGGATTCCTCTATGAACGGATAGTTTCAGTGGAAAATTGCAGACTGGCTATCCTCAACGCTTCTCAAAAGAAGAAAAAGCGAAAAATGGTGAAAGAAGTCCTTGATAATTTGGAGCATTACGCCAACGACCTTTCCGAGCGAATGAGCCGCATGGATTTTCTCTCCCCATATAAGACCCGTATCATCAAGGACGGGTTATCTGGAAAAGAACGGGAACTGCAAGTCCCAGCGTTCTACCCCGACCAGTGCGCACACCACGCCATTATGCAGATTCTCAAGCCGATTATTGAGAAATCGTCCTACCGATGGAGTTGCGCCAATATCCCCAACCGGGGCATTGACCTTGCTTGCAAGGGTGTGGAGAGAGCCACTGTGCGGGACAGGAAACACGCTAAATATTGCGTGAAAATGGACATTAGCAAGTTCTACCCGTCTATTCCTCATGGCAAGCTGAAAGCCCGACTGCGAGAGAAAATCAAAGACGAAAAGGCTTTGCAAATCATCTTCAAGGTGATTGACTCCCACAATCCGGGGCTTCCCATCGGGAACTATACTTCCCCTTGGCTGGCAGAACTATACTTGCAACCGCTGGATTACCTTATCAAGCAAAAGCACCGAATACGACACTATATCCGCTACGCTGACGATCTGGTGCTGATAGACAGCAATAAACGAAAACTGAGGAAAGCTCTTCATGACATTTTCCTATTTGTGGAGGAGCTGGGCATGACAGTGAAACACGACTACCAGTTGTTTCGTATTCAGCCATACTGCAAGGAACGGACAGGCCGCAGGGGACGGAAGATAGATTTTGTAGGGAGGTGTTTCGGAATTGGTTTTACCACCATCCGAAAGAGGAGGGCGTTGGCACTTATGCGGCAGAGCAGGTTTATTCAGAAGCTACAGCGGCAGAACCGGCCTGTCTCATACAGAATGGCTTCCGGGTTTCTCTCCCGGTGCGCCTGTTTCAAGCACACCAACTCATACGCCATGAAGAAAAAGTACTACGAAACGGTCAACATCAAAAAGTTAAAGGAGGTTGTCAGCAATGAGAGTAAGAGGAAATGTCTCGCCCAACTCGCTTAGTATTGAGCCGTTCGCACCCATGCCGGGATATGTGGAAGTTCGTCTGCGGGAGAACATCAAAGAGGTCACGGAAGTCGATGAAATGACGGAGCAGGAAATCCCGATGTTCGAGTATGACGAATATACCTTCCATCTGGCGAACAAAGAGGGTCTGCGGGAGGAAATCGAAGGAAATCTGAGCGACTGGCTTGTCACTGGCAGGACGCTTGAAATCAACGAGGGCGCAAGCATTGTACAGGACATGAAAGAAGCTCTGGAAATTGTGGGGGTGAATGTATGAGCATGATCGAACAGGCACAGGCAATCCGGGAAGCTATGGACTACGCAGGAGCAAGCCTTGACGAGGACACCGCTCTGATTTGCGTTGCGCTCTACCGCCCATGGGAAGTTGGCGTTGCGTATAAGCAGAACGACCGCTTCACCTACGGCGTAAACAGTGTGGGAGACCCCCAGCTTTACAAGGTGGCACAGGCACACACCTCTCAGGCTGACTGGCTACCCGATAAGACCTCGGCGTTGTACACCCCAATCGGGCTTGACGAGAGTGGCTACCCCATCTGGTCGAAGCCCACGGGGGCGCATGACGCTTACAACAAAGGGGACATCGTGAACTACAACGGCAAGCTGTACCAGTCTACGATTGACGGAAATACTTGGTCTCCCGATGAATACCCGGCAGGTTGGGTCGAATACACCGAGTAAACACAGAGAGGACAACAGGAAATGATTTCGGAAACCACGCTGATTATCAGTATCGTTACCGCCGTATTTGCAAGCACCGGCTTTTGGGCATTTATCACCTTTCTCATTCAGAGGAAAGACAAGAAGGAAAGCACAGAAGGGAAAATGCTCAGAGGACTTGGGCATGACCGTATTTGTTACCTTGGGGCTTGCTACATCAAGCAAGGGTTCATCACCAAGGACGATTACGAGAATTTGCATGACTATCTGTACCTTCCCTACAAAGAACTCGGCGGTAACGGTACGGCTGAAAAAATCATGAAAGAAGTGGAAAGGCTTCCGCTTCTCAAAGACAAGGAGGATTAAACCATGGCCTACACAAACAGTCCGTTGGTGAGCTACACAAAGCTGTCACCAAACCATTCCGGGCAGAGGACGCACAGCATTGACCGAATTACTCCTCACTGCGTTGTGGGGCAGTGTTCGGTGGAAACGCTGGGGAACATCTTCTTGCCCACTTCCAGACAGGCAAGCTGTAACTACGGTATTGGTTCTGACGGCAGAGTCGGTATGTACTGCGAGGAGAAGAACCGCTCGTGGTGTTCTTCCAGCAATGCAAACGACCAGAGAGCCGTTACCATCGAGTGCGCTTCCGACACCTCCGCTCCCTATGCGTTCAAAACGGTTGTCTACAACAAGCTCATTGACTTGTGTGTGGACATCTGCAAGCGCAACGGCAAAAAGAAACTGCTCTGGCTGGGGGACAAAAACAAGACGCTGAACTACAACCCGAAAGCTGATGAAATGGTGCTCACCGTACACCGCTGGTTCGCCAATAAGAGCTGTCCCGGCGATTGGATGTACAACCGCATGGGAGACCTCGCCAAGGCCGTCACAGAGCGTCTGAGCGGCGTTTCTGGTGGAGGTAGTACAACTGCACCCCCTACCTCTAAAACGCTCTACAGAGTGCGTAAGAGCTGGTCTGACGCTAAGAGCCAGATTGGTGCTTACTCTGTTCTGGAAAACGCCAAGAAACAGGCCGACTTGAACCCCGGATATGAGGTGTATGATGAAAACGGTAAAGTGGTATATGGCGGTAAGACCGCCGTGACAACCCCATTCAAACCGTACACTGTGCGTGTGACAATTCCTGATTTGTATATCCGCAAGGGAGCGGGTACGAATTACGGAACCAACGGCTTCATCAAGCCGGGTGTCTACACCATCGTGGCAGAGCAGAGCGGTCAGGGTGCTTCCAAGTGGGGCAAGCTGAAATCCGGGGCTGGCTGGATTTCTCTTGACCATGCGAAGAAGCTCTAATGGCAAGGCGCAGACGGAAGAAGCAAAGACCCGCTTCGGAGTTTTCCAAGAAAATCGTGGTCGCAGTTTTCGCTATCAACATCGTGGTGATCGCTTTCACTCTGATAATGATATGGCGCACAAACGACCTCTCTCCGCTGGCTTACCTCATACCAGCCGTTGCCGCTGAGACCGCAACGGGGACAGGCTTCTATTACGCAAAAGCCAAAGTGGAAAACCGCATAAAGCTGATGAAGCATTACGACATCACGCCAACCGAACAATCTTTTAACGAACAAGGAGGATATTACAATGGTTGACCTTACCCCTATCATCACCACAGTTCTGACCCTCATTTTCTCGCTGATTACCGCTTTCCTCATTCCCTATATCAAGACCAAGGTGAGTGCGGAACAATTCGCCACCATCAAGCTGTGGGTGCAGGTCGCTGTACAGGCGGCAGAAATGCTCTATGTCGGTAGCGGCAGAGGAGAGGAAAAGAAGAAATATGTGATTGAGTTTCTGAACAGCAAGGGGTTCACGCTGAACGCAGAGGAGATTGAAAACCTCATTGAATCCGCTGTCTTGGAGCTGAAACAGTCGCAGGTAAAGTAGTTAAAGTAGTTCAAAATCGGTTTTTGCGTAAACTTTCTCTATATACGC